CTCTATAACCATCTTTGAGCATTTCTTGTAATGTGTCTACGCCACGACTTTTTATAATAGAAGTCCAAGTATCTAAGAAATCTTGGCATTCAACTTCTGTTTCAAAGTGTTTACTGTAAACATTAACAATTTCATCTCTTTCAATATTATCAGGTGTTGTGAGAGTGAAATTAAAAAGTAACATAAAAACTTTAATCATTTTTTCTTTCCAGTGTTTGTTTAGTGTGTATTGAGATCTTGTCTTAACTCTTAAACAATATACACTGGAAAGGCCCTTATGTCAACTGTTTTGGTAAAATTTTATTATTCGCAAGTTTTTTTACCTGCACATTCTTTAGGATAACATTGCATTTGTACACGATAGTATTTGTTGGTGTTAAGTACTGTCCAAGTGTTTTTTTCATCGGCCAAGTACTCGCATTGTTGCTGAGTCATATCTTGATTTAATACTGATTGGTTTCCAATGTACTCCCATGCTATTCCATTGTGTCCCCACATTGAAACAACTAACACAAAAATTTTCGCATCCATGATTTTTCCTACTCCGGTAAGGTAACAGTACCTGCTTCTAAAAGTATTTTTCTATTTTCTTCGTGTGCGGCTTGCACTAGCTCTTTGTTTTCTGCATTATATATAACTGCCATATGATTGTCAAGTAGAGCTGACGTTAGTGGCTTGCCATTTACATGAATATCACCTAATATACGACCAAACTTTCCTTTTGAATCATACGAAGCAGTATGTAATTCAATATCGCCCTCTTGCTCTACAAAATTAACAACAAATTCTTTTGCGGCTAACCCAAATGCTTTTTCAACTAAGTCTCTTGTTCTAGATTCTGGTGTGTCAACGCCAACTAGTCTTACTCTTTCGTCTTTTAGCCAAACACCAAATCCTAAATCAATATCAACGTCAACAGTATCACCGTCAACTACTTTTACAATTTTTGCTCTATAATCGTACATGTTATTTCTCCTAACAAATGTTATAATATATGTATATTTAGCTTGACTTTTGAATTATAAGAGTGTATAAATATAATACAATGTTGAAGCAATTCGAACACTGAACTGGACCCGGGGGCGGTACCCGGCGACTCCACCAAAAGGACACATATGACAGATTGTTGTACACGAAAAAGAACCTGGAAAGATATTATGTATTTGCCATTAGCAATTACATTTACACTTATAGGTTTTTGTTTATTACTAGGAATTGAAATAGGTGTCGCATATGCATTAGGCTATGTGTCCTTTTGATGGGGTCGAAATAGGATCGACAGGCAGATTAGTAGAAGCGTGGAGTTGTCCGGATCTAAGCTCGGTTAACGCGAAGAAAACTTATAATTGCAAATGACAATTATGCGCCAGAGATGGCATTAGCGGCCTAATTTAGGCACGTAGGGGTTGGCAACTTACCTGGCAACAGAAAAGTTGCACTTTATATTTTCCAGATAAATATAGCACAGGCAGAAGGAGAACAAGCATGCCGGCAAGAAATCACAAAAATTGGTTGAAAAAACCAAAGAATGTGGAATATGTTGATAGTCGCATCTATTCAGACTATACAATCTACAAAGAAGAAATAAAAAATATTTTTGCAAAAGTTTGGATACCTATGTGTCACAAGAGTGAACTTCCAAACAAAGGCGATTTTAGAACAAGTCAAATTGCATTTCAAAATGTGATTGCAGTAAATCACGGAAATGAATTCCGTGTATACCTTAACCCTTCTATTCATACACCAGCAGGTTCTGGTGTGTCAACAGACGGGTTTGTTCAATTGCATAGCGAAGTAAAGCATGGTGGAATGATATGGACCACATTAGATACTAATCCTACTATGAGTGTAGAGCAATGGACCTGTGGGGCCTTTGATTGTATTGCGGAAGCAATTGATACAGAGGAGTTAGACTGTTTCCATTACCATAAAGCAATTATTCCAACTAACTATAAATTATGGCATGATACTAACAGTGAATTTTATCATGACTTTATGCATTATTTTAATCGTGTAACAGGATTCAATGACGAATACTTTGCTCGTAAAAATGTACCTTTTGATAACGGACACGTAAATGTTAGTAGTTTTACAGTCAACTATACAGAATTCGATAAAGATGGTGATAGAGGAGAACTTAGTTTTCCTAACCTTCCGCCTAATCAGTGGTATATGGTTGATTTATTTCCTGGCTTTAACTTTAATTTACGTGGTAGTGCATATCGTTCAGATAGTGTTACTCCACTAGGCCCTAATAGTGTATTAATTGAATTTCGTGGTTATGGATTGTTAAAAGATACACTCGAAGAACGAGCAACACGTATTAAACATCATAATTCAATTTGGGGACCTTTTGGTCGTAACTTGCACGAAGACTTACTTGGTGTAACTGGTCAAGGAACATCTATGGTGCCTGGAAGTGAAACTAGAACTATTTTACATGGTAGACATGAAAACAGCACCATACATGATGAAGTAGGTATGCGACATTATTATGCAGAATGGGGGAAATATTTAGAAGTAGATCCTAGTGATCCTTTTAATCGTATCCTCGCATAGCAACCTTATCTATATCGTCAAGATCGTCACTTATTCTTTTTGCGTAGGCATCTTCAAAGCCTTCTTCCTTTATGTATGCTTCTTCGTTATACCACAGACGTTTGAAGTATGAATCGTAGCAACTAAGAATTGTTTTGTCTGATGAATTTAAATGTCCCTTCGTCATCCAAAATAGCCTACATGCTTCTTTGAACGAAGGAGCTGACATTTATGACTCTACTATCTTTTGCACTATACTCTTTGCAGTATAGGCACTTAATGTCCAACCCAAATGTCCGTGTCCTGTATTATAAAATACTCTAGGATAATTTTTACTTTGTTTTACGATCGGCATCATATTCGGAGTCATTGGTCTAAGTCCTGCCCATGGTGTGATATTTTCAGTATTTATACCTGGGAACATTCTCTTGCTCCAATCTATTAATGGCTTAATTCTACGTTGAATAATATCTGTATTATATCCATTAAATTCTGCTGTACCTGCTACTCTTAACCTATTTTCGCCTAGCCTTGCTGTTACAATTTTTGCTTCATCATCTAACATACTAGTCCAAGGAGCCACTTCTGGATTATGTATAGTTATAGAATATCCTTTGACAGGATAAATGTCAAGTGTATCGTTTACGGTCTTTGCAAGTTTTCTAGAACCTATACCAGCACATATTACTACTGGTCCTCTAAATTCATTTATCTCTTTAATATTTTTTATATTTCTTTGTACATAATCTACTTTATATTTTTCTTGTAATACTTTTGTAAGTTGGATACAGAATTTATGTATATCACCTGTGTAGTCTGTTTCATTAAACATACCACCAAGCAACTTAGGTGGAGGAACTAAAGCAGGTTCAATCTTCAAACATTCTTCTGGAGTTACTTCCCATCTTCTAAGCCCTGCTTTTGCATATATGTCATTTACACGTCTTGCATTTTCAAATTCTTTTTCATTTGTGTATATATGTAATATTCCTTTTTCTACTTTATCAAATCTTATATCCTCTTCGAATGCAATTTCCTTATACAGTTTATGAGCTTGTAAAGCCATAACACAAGTATCATATGTACATTGGTCGCCATGTGGGATAGCTTTAACAAATTTAAATAGCCAGCTATATTTTTCTATGTTGGGAAAGGGATTAACTTTTAAGGGAGCATCAGCAGTGGTTAACCATTTAATTGCTTTTGCAAGACTACGCCAACTATTCCACACTTCAGCATTTGATGCACTTAATTGTCCTCCGTTGGCGTAGGAGGTTGCCATTGCGGGGTAACGACGTTGATCGTAAATAGTAACGTCATATCCCGCCTTGGCTAGGTTGTAAGCAGTCGTTATACCGGTGATGCCGGCTCCTACAACTGCCGCTTGCATTTACATTGCGTTCTTTTTTTCTTGGATTTCTTTTCTACGCTCTTTGGTAAGTTTACCTAAATCGCCTAGTGCCTTACGAGCTCTTGCAGCCGCGGCCTTTACACTTTTACCTTCAAATGTTTCTGATTCAGCAAGGTAGTTATTAAATGCTTGAACAATCTCTTCATGAGTACTCATTTTATTCTCCTTTATTAAAAGTTAGTTTGCTGTCACGTTTGGTCCAGTTGGTATTGCTAAACCACTAGTACTAGAAATATACTGTGCCGCCATCTGCTTTTCAGTTTTTGTAGCACAAAGTACATTATTAGTATGAAATTTAATTTTTGCTAATGGTTCTATAGTAAACATAAACGGCGCCAGTGCTAGACCATCTTTCGACATCGTTAGCATTAACGGTTTAGTTACTATATAGCTTGTTTCGTTTATTTCATCTATCTTTGCGACAACTTCTTCGCCTGATGCTAATTTAAAACTTACAATATCTCCTTTAGAGATTGGTGGTGTTACTAACATATATTATCCTAAAGAGTGTCCTGTTCCGTTAAAACCTGTGTTCTCTATATATTTAATTAGCTCGTTATAGCCACCTATGGCCTGTTTATTGATTATAATTTGCGGCATTGTACGAGCATTTGGTAAAATTTCCAAAAGTTCTTCTCTCGTTATATCCGTTCCTAAATTTTTTGTTTCGTATTTTACTCCAAGCCTGTCTAAAGTTGCCTTTGCCATATCACAATAACCACAAAGGTCTTTCGTGTATATAGTTACAGTCATCACAATTTAAATCCTTTCAAAACGTTATCATCAACGTCTTGTTTGATACCGCCGATGATGTACGACTCTACTTCCGTTTCCTGAGGTGCAACCTGTAGTCCAGAACTACTTAACCAATGTTGTGTCCAAGGTAACGGATTTGTGTTTACAGGTGCATCAAAAATTTGTTTATATCCTAATGCTTTTAATCTCCTGTTTGCAATATATTCTACGTACTGATGTAACAATGTATCGTTTAGTCCGATCATTGAACCATCTTTAAACAAATATTTTGCCCATGCCTTTTCTTCTTCTACACAGGTACGCCACATGTCGTATACTTCTTCTTCACATTCTTTTGCTATTTTGACCATTTCTGGATCATCTTTTCCTTGTGACCAAAGTTTTAAAACATGGGTGCTAAGTGCTAAATGTTGACTTTCGTCTCTTGCAATAAGGCTGATAATTTTTGCAGAGCCTTCCATTAGCTTCAACTCTCCAAATGCAAATGTACATGCAAATGAAACATAAAAACGTAAGCCTTCTAAAATATTTACATTCATCATTGCAAGATATAATTTTTTCTTTACATCTCGCATACTGCCTTTTTTATGATATGTCCAATTATCTGCGGCTTCTGAGAATGCATCATAGTTTTTTGTAACTGATATAGCACGTTTAATAATTTCTTCATCTTCTAAGATAGTATCAAACACTTCACCAGGATCAGCATACACGTTTTTCATTATGTGAGTATAACTGCGTGAATGGATTGTTTCAAAGAAATCCCAAGTAACAATACATCCTTCAAGTTCAGGGATACTTACGTGAGGTAAGAAAGCTAAACACGGTCCTCGACCTTGTACACTATCTAACAATGTTTGATATTTTAAATTACTTGTGAAAATATGTTTTTGCTCTGGTCTAAAGTTTTGAAAATCTGCACGATCTTTTTGCAGACTAACTTCCTCAGGTCTCCAAAAATACCCAAGCATAGTTTGATTTAGTTTATCAAACACCGGATGCTTAAATACATCATACCTTTGTGTATTTTGGTCGGCGCCGAAAAACATATTCTGTTTTGTAAAGTCGACCTTGTCTCTGTTAAATACTGTTTTTGCCATTTCTCTTCCTTCCTACGTTAAGTATATAATCATATACCTAATAAGTCAACCTTAAATTGTACATGCTTCGCAATCTTCCTCTTCTACCTTAGGTAGTTCTTGTTTCGTTTCGTCGTGCCAACCTAAAGAATGTGTTGGTTCTTCAAATTCAATATCATTATCGCTCTTATAATCATAAGTGTTTTGATAATAACTTGTTTTCCAACCTAGTTTATAAGTTGTTAATAAGTCCTTCATCATTACACTCATTGGCACTTCGTTATTTTCAAACTGTGTTGGATTATAACTCCAGTTACCACTTATAGCTTGATCAAAAAACTTTTGCATGACCGATACAATGTTAATATACCCTTCGTTACTAGGCATATCCCATAGTAACGTATAATAATCTTTTAAGAAGTTATACTGTGGAACAATCTGCTTAAGAGGCCCTTTTTTGGACTTTTTAACGGACAAGAATCCCCTGGGTGGTTCAATTCCATTGGTGGCGTTCGACACAACGGAACTGCTCTCCGAAGGCATTTGTGCGGACAATGTGCTGTGCCGTAGACCGTGAAGTCTAATGTTCTTGCGAAGATCATTCCAGTCATAATTTAACTTACCCTTAACAATTTCATCCACTTCTTTCTTATAAGTATCAATTGGTAATATACCATCACTGTATTTAGTACGACCGAAATATTCACATGCACCTCTTTCCTGTGCTAGTTTATTCGATGCTCTTAACAAATAGTACTGAAATGCTTCTGTTAATTCGTGTGTAAGTTTCCATGCTTCTGGATCACTATACCTTGCTTTGTTTTTAGCAAGATAGTGAGCAAGTCCAATGTAGCCAATACCTAAGCTACGTCTAGCTTTAGTTGACTTTTCTGCGGCAACAATAGGATATTTTTGATAATCAATAATTTCTTCTAATGCTCTAACAGCAAGTTCACATAATCCTTTTAAATCATCAAGATCTCTAATAAGTCCTACATTTATAGCACTAAGAATACATAGTGCAATCTCGCCTTCGTTGTCGTCAATATGTTCTAATGGTTTTGTAGGCAATGTAATTTCTTGACATAGGTTACTCATGTAAACTTTGTCTTTGAATGAACTATGACTGTTGCAATGATCTACATTCATAATATAGATACGTCCTGTTTCGGCACGTTCTTTAATTAATGCTGAAAAAAGTTCCATTGCTGGAATAGTTTTTTTCCTTATAGAATATGCACGTTCGTATTTTTCATATAACTCGCTAAACTCTTCTGGATCGCCAAAGTATGCTTCATATAAGTCTGGTACATCATGTGGCGAGAAAAGAGTAATATCATCACCAGCTAATAACCTTTCATACATTGTTTTATTAAGTTGAATTGAATAATCTAATTTACGTACACGGTTATCTTCAGTGCCCTTATTATTTTTTAATACAAGTATGTCTTCAATTTCATAATGCCACAAAGGAAAGTGTGTTGTAGCACTTCCACCACGTACACCATTTTGTGTACAACAACGTACCGTGCTTTCGAATTTTTTTAGAAAAGGAACGATTCCTGTATGTGCTACTTCACCTCCCCTAATTTTAGAATTGACTGCACGTATTCTACCAGCATTGATACCAATGCCAGCCCGTTGCGCCGTATAACGTCCAATGGCCATATCACTAGCAAAGATACTGTCAAGAGTGTCGTTAGAATCAACGAGAACACAACTCGCAAACTGACGAACAGGGGTCCTGACTCCAGCCATGACTGGCGTTGGGATATTAATTT